GGGTTCTGCCCAATCGCCACGGCGCGCTGAAAGACAGTCGCCACTTCCTGCCCCCGCTCCGGCGCAAGGCTGTCGAAGAGAGTGCGCAATGGCGATCCATCCGACGCATAGCCGACAATGCTTTCCACCGCACGCGGATTCAGGCGCGTCAATCGCGCCTGCGGCCCGCCCGCCGCCTCAATTGTCACACCCACACTATCCAGCGCGGCGTCCACCGCCATGCGCTGCGAGGCAATGACGCTATCCTCAGCGTAGGGCGCAAAGCGGCGCAACTGTTGCTCCACCTCCGCCTGCAACTGCTGCGCCCATTGCTCAATATGGGCATTGCTCGTGTCGCCCGCCTCAATCTCATTCTGCGCTTGGCGCAGCAGAGCGCGCAGTTGCTGCCATGCTGCGCCGTAAACGCGTACCATGTCGGATGCCGCCGCACGCTCATTGCGCAGCAGCCGTGCCCGGTATTGATTGAGCGCGTTCTCCAGTTCGCTAGGCATTTGCGCCCTGATCGAATTGCGCCAAAAGTACATCGCCCGTGTTCACCGTCTCCGTGGCAATGCGCTGCTGTTCCTGCGCCCACTCATAGCCAAGCCGGCCAGCAAGTGTCTCCGCGCTGGCAACACCCATGCTCTTGTCAATCAAGTAGCGTTCGCTGCGTAACTTTGCCTCGGCCGCGTCGCCCGGAATCAAGCCGGCATCCTCTACGGCGACGGAGATCTCTTCATCGCTCCATCCCACACGGCGCAAGGCCGTTGCCAGCGGCAAGCCCGCCTGCACCCACGCCATTGCCGCCTGCGCATCTTCCAACTCGCTCGCGGGGAAGACGGCGCGCTCTGCAAAGCCATGCACAAAGTCGCCCGCCTCGTACCTGCCCAGCCCCCGGAACAGGCCGACCGCCTGCCCGATTGTGAGCGCCATTGCGTGCGCCCGCTGCAAGGCATCCTCAGCCAACGCCCGCGCCGAAAGCAGCCTGTCCACCGCGTCACCCAGCATGCGTTCCAGCGCACGCCCGCTTACGTCGCCCGTGTGGTTGCGCAATGCATAGTAGGCAAGTTCCGGGTTGTCGGCCCCCAGCTCGTCCATCTGTTTTTGCAAGGCATCAATTGCCGCTGCGTAATCCAGTTGCGGCACAAGGGATGTGAGTGTGCCGTTGCCGCCGATGGAAAGAATCGTATCGTCGCCAAAGTCCACCGTGTCGGTTGTGGCCGTAGCCGTGCCCAGGCGCGGCGGCGGCAATGGCCTCCCGCTATTGTCGTTGCCCACCCCAGCCATTGCCCATGTGGGCTTGTTATAGCGAAAGAGCAACTGGTGCAGACGCGTCGCCAGCCGGTTCGCTTCATCGATCTTGTCAAGGCTCTGGATGAAAGCGCCGTTACCGCGGTCACCGCCAGAAGGGCGCAACTGCTGCCGCACAATCGGAATGAAGTCAATGCCAAACTCCGAGAGCGGCACACTGCGCACGGGCTGCCCAAGCCGCTCCACCGGCGTGGCAGCTGTCCACTTGTGTTCCCACGCCCGCATGTCCGTCTTCGTCCACACCTCCGTGTAGATGTAAGGCTCCTGTTCGCCGTTGCCCACATCGCGCAGGCGCGGCACATCCAGGCGTACGGACGTGAGATAGCCGCGTTCATCGGCGGTGAACCATGTCACATGTTGCGGCGGCAAGTTCTGCAGAAAGACGCGCGTCACACGCCCGCTGTCGTCCGTGCGCGTGGAGACCTTGATGAACATGTCGCCGTACATGGCAAACCAGCGCGCCGCCGTCTCCTTCTCCGCTCCCCAGTTGCTCCATTGCCACACTTGCTTAATGGCGGGAATGATGGCCGCATTGTCGGCCACAATGGGCAGCGCAGCAGGCAGCGCGCCAGGCCACATCTTGGCCGCATAGAATTCGACAATGCGAAAGGCGGGATTACGCAGCGGCTTCAGCGTGGCGTCAACGCCACGCCCGCCGCTCAGCGCCTCGTCCAGCGCCTCGTACAAACCGTTGTTCAGGTAGTAGCCGCGCAGCACGTCATAGTGCTCGGCCCAGTTGAAGGCGCGCATCTTCGTGCGCAGCGTGAGCTGCACGTATGACCACCACGCCGCGTAGTAGCCCTGGAAGGGGCCGAAATCAGGCTGCATATTCCGCCTCGTGTTCTTCTTCTGGTTCCTGCAATCGGCCCGCCCGCATCTCGTGGCCCTCGGCCAGGTAATTTTCGGTGTACAAAATCAACTGCGAAAGGGCGTCCACCTGGTCGTCATGCCCAACGTCCGGAAAGTTGTACATCTCGTTCTCAAAATCATAGAGCCACGGCGATTCGTTGCCCGGCCTGGGTAGCCAGATGCAATCCCGCTTGCACCACACCGCCGCCTGGCGCGCCCGCTGCCCCTTGTCGCCCGTCGGCGTAAATGCGATCAGCAGTTTGCGCAGCCAGTCGGGGGCCGAACGCAGCAGCGTCTGGTACGCGCTTGTGCCGCTAGCCTTGTCCTCGATGATCACGGCGCGCAATTTGCCGTCCTCATTGAATCGCTGCGCCATGAATTCAATCGTGGCCGGCAAGTCGGGGAACTGTAGCTTGTCGCGCCGCACGTGGCGAATGAGCAACCGATAATCCGGCGTCAGTTCGCCCACCACAAATGCGCTGTAGTCGCTCGTTTCCTTGTCCTTCAGCGCAGTGTCGATGCTGATCCAGCGCGCCACTGCGGAATTGCGCAGCCGGTAATCGTCCAGAGCAAAGCGGTTGCGCCGCTGCCACCACTCTGCGATGAATGGCTTGCCCGCCGGGTCGGTCACCCACAGCCCTTCCAGCAACTGCGCCTTCGTCACGTCGTCCAGGTTGGCAAGGCTCTGTTCGTACTCCGCACGGTCGATGTGCGGATTGTCGGCCAACTTGGCGGAAATGAAGATGCGGTCGCGCCGCAATTCCGGCACGACGAACCGCTCGTAAACCCACGCATGCCCCGTTCCGCCTGGATTGCTTGCGGAACGCATGCGCAGCGGCACGGTAGATTCCTTCAGCCGGCGCAGGCGGGAGAACATGTAAAGGTATTGCCGTTCATCAAACTGTGAAAGTTCATCCCATGCAATCAGCTGAAATTCCGAAGACTGGTAGCGAAAGTGGTCACGCGGCCCTTCCAGGTAGCCAAAGGTGATGCTCGCTCCGCTCGGGAACTCCCACGTCTTTGTGTTCTCCCGCCAACGGGCGTCCGAGCCTTGCAGCCATGTGTGCGCCTTGTCCATGAGCGCGCCGGGCAGCGACAGATCCGCGTAGGTGCGGCGCAGGAGCAACGCAGCGTAGCCGGGCACATCCACATATTGGAGCGCCGCCATGAGCAAGGCCGTGCTCTTGGCTCCACCCGCTGCGCCGCCGTAGAACGCCTCGCGATGGGGCAGCAGCAAAAAGGCGGCTTGCTTAGGCGTCGGACGGAACGGAATGTATGGCGTCACCCGCGGCGTCATCAGGCGCGGGTTGGAGTGCGCCAATTGCCGCAAGCTCGTCAAAGATTGTCCCGGCTTCATCGGCCCCCAGTTCGTAGGTCGCCAGTGCTCCCTTGAATGCAATTGGCCCGCCGTCCTTGCCCGTGTGCTCATTGCGCACGGGCGTGTCCAGCCCCCACAGTTTGGCGCGCCGCTCCATAATGCGCAGGATGCGGTCAATCGCGCCGGTGTCCCCCTTCGTGGCAGTCGCATAGATGGCGCGCAGCATATCGTCAAGGCGCTCATTCTCGAGCGTGCGCAGCGACTCGACATTCTCCGCCTGCATGCTGTCCAGCGATTTGCGCACCAACTGGTAGGCTGCCTGGCGTGTAATGGACATCTGCGCGCCGATTTGCTCGTAGGAGAGGCCCGCCTTGCGGTAGCGCAGCGCCTGCGTGCGGCGCTCAATTTCGGCAATGCGGTGTGCGCTGGTCGCACCCTTCGGCGCAGTCATGGGCAGAAACTCAGTTCATGAAATTTCACAATCAATCCGTAAAACCATTGTAAAACTCGCGAGTTTGTGTTATACTGTTGGTGTGAAACTCGCGAGTTTTTACAAAAAAGGAGAGCCGATGCCGAACAACCGCCGGACGATTGAATTGTCGGAAGCGCAGTGGCTGGCGCTCGATGCGTTGGCCAAGCAGTTAAACGCAGTGCCTGTGCGCGGCCCAAAGCCGCCGAAACCTTCCTGGCGCATGCTGTTGCGCCAAATTGCAGACGGTGAACTGACCGTCGCCAAGCCGCAAGGAGAATCGCATGAATAAGTACACGCTGAACGAAGACGGTTGGAGTGTCAAGGGTTGCTCGATTGTTTATGCCCCGCGCGGCCAAGCCGGAGAGTACGCCAAACTCGCTACCAATCCATACCGGGGGTGTGGGCACAAGTGCGCCTACTGCTATGTGCCCAAAGTGTTGCACATGGAGCGGGCAGAGTTTGACGCCGGAGCGAATGAGCGCACCGCCTTCCTTGATGCGCTCGACAAGGACACTCGCAAGTACCAGGCGCTTGGCATCTCCGAACAAGTGATGCTCTCCTTCACGACCGACCCATATCACCCCGGCGACAATGCTTTGACCCGTGATGTCCTGCTGAACCTTCAGCGGCGCGGCATGGGCATCTGCACCCTCACAAAGGGCGGTGCACGCGCATTGCGCGACCTTGACTTGTTTCGCCCTGAGCGTGACGCCTTCGCTTCCACGCTCACCAGCCTTGATGACGCATTCTCTCTGAAGTGGGAGCGCGGGGCGGCCTTGCCCGCCGACCGCATCGCCACGCTGAAGAAGTTCCACGACGCAGGAATCTTCACGTGGGTGAGCCTGGAGCCGACCATCGACACCAAAAGCAGCCTCAGTATCATCGAGAATACACATGAATTTGTTGACCTCTACAAAATCGGGCGAGCGAACTACCTACCCATGACCTACACCACGGATTGGGAGTCGTACACGCACCGCATTTTGGAGACTGTGAACAGGCTTGGCGTGAAACACTACATCAAGCATGATCTGCAAAAGTATCTCCCCGCGGGCTACCACAATCCCAAGTACATCGACCAGCATCACGGCGTGCGCCTGCAAATGGCTGCGTAGTGCGTCATGTCGTTATTGTGGCCGCAGTAATAGCCTGTCCAGTGGGTCAGCGAATAGCCTCGCTGACCCACAATCTTTTCCAGTTTCCAGCGGCACACTTCCAGGTAATTGGCATACGTTTCCTTCTGCCCGAACGTCTGGATTGCGTCGCTGATCGCATCCGTCGCCCAGCCATGCATCTTGATGTTGTTGCGCAAACCGTCGTTGACTGCCAATGCCAGCGTGGACGGAAAGGGACGCTCGCTCCCGAAGAACGCTTCCACATAGTCCCACGCACCGCCATACGGATCGAGATCAAGGAAGTTCACCGGCAAGTGCGAGCCGATTCCGGAGCGAAACAGTGCGGCGGTGTCGCCTTCGTATACTGCCCACGTCGGACGGGAGACTGCCAGTTGCTTCGCCTTCTCTTCATTTTTTTCAAATACGACACCCACCCCAATACCCCGGTAGCAGCGGTGATAAATCGCACCGACGCCGCCAAAACCCTCAAGCACCACGGGCGATTCGCCCATCCCATTGAGCGTTGCCAACAGATTCGTGCGCAGCGCAACCTTGCGCCGCAAGGTGCTATTGTCCTTCTGCGCCATCATCCCCACCCAGATAGTGTGTGCAGATGAGCGCAATAGCGTCGGCGCGGTTTTGCAGCCCCGTAGCCAGCAATGCCCGCTCCAGTAGCCCCGCACCAGCAACGGGCAAAACAACCTTCACAGCGCCCGCCCCCTTCGACAGTTCGCCCAGCACGATGCTCTCCCCGCTGACGGATTGCACGCGCGCCAGATCGTTTTCCAGCGCCATTTGTTCCAGCATTTCGCCAAGCGCCGCATCTTCTGCGCCCACTTCACCCAGCAACGCCTCCAGCGCCGCCGCGTCCGTCTCCGCCATATAGGTCAGCGGGTCAAGCGTTGCTAGCGCGAGCCGTTCCTCCGCTTCCGACAATTCCACATACTTGACGGGCACAGTTGCCGCGCCGTGCTTCAGCGCCAACTCCACGCGCAAGTGGCCGTCAATCATGCACCCTGTCGTCTTGTTCACGAGTACATCCTGCACCCAGCCAAGTTCGTTGAGGCTGCCCGTGGTCGCGTCGGCCTGCGCCTTCGGGTGGCGTCTAAAATTGAGCGGGTTGGCGGTTAGTGTCTGCGGGTCAACGTCTGCATGGCCCACAATGCGATTCTGCCAGACTGTCTTCTGCGCCATTCCCTATCTCTCCACAACCACAATGGTTAGCGTGCGTTCGTCCACGCGGCCGACCGCCGTCGTCACCGCACAGCCCAGCGCATAACTCTGCCCCGCCGTTCCGCCCGACAGCCACACCGTCGCAATTGTGTCGGTGTGGCTTTGTGCGTCCAGTGTCAGGCCGGCGGGCACAGTCCACGCCACACTTGCAATCGTGTCTGTGCCCAGCCATGCCTCCCAATCCACCGCATAGTCAAGGATGGCGTCCGGGTCTTTGAGTACGCGCATCATGCCCCCCTAGGACGCCGTAACGCTCAATGTCACCGTCACCGACAACGTGTCGCCGTTGACAACCGAGCGGTTGCCCTCGGTGAACGCACCGCCGCCGTAGAGCACGCCCGTGCCGCCACTCTTTGTACTGTTGTTTGCCACGAATGCACCGCCAA